GAAGTTCATTTAAGAGAGTTAAACAACTTTAAATTCAAAGCAGTAGTTGCAGATGAGATTCACAGAAGTAAAGATCCTAAGTCAAAACAATCTCGTGCTCTTTGGTCTGCCTCTGGCACTTCTGAGATTCGCTTTGCACTAACTGGAACACCTATTGCTAATAATGTTGTAGATCTTTGGTCAATACTTCACTGGATCTCTCCTAAGGACTGGCCTAGCAAGACAAAGTGGATTGATCGAATGGTTGATGTAATGCTTAACGCTTTTGGTGGAATGATGGTTTTAGGAGTTAAGCCTCAGATGCAAGATGAGTTTTATAAGAGTGTAAACCCATATATGAGACGCATGCTTAAAAAAGTTGTACTACCTAACTTACCTCCAGTTCTAAAAGAGCGTAGAGATGTAGAGATGTCTACTAAGCAGAAAAAAGCCTACGAGCAGATGAGAGATTTAATGATCTCTGAACTTGAGTCTGGAGATACTCTTGCAGCACCTAGCGTTTTAACTCAAACAATAAGACTTCTGCAGTTTGCTAGTTCTTATGCAACTATTGCCACCAATGAAGTTACTGGTGAGCCTAGAGCAGTACTAGATGCTCCTTCATGCAAAATTGATGCTTTGATGGATGATATTGAAAACGGAGACTTTGGAGATGATGCTGTAGCAGTAAGCGCAGTCTCTAAACAACTTATTAATCTGCTAAGTGCGGAGTTAACAAAGAAAAAAATTGCTCACGGGTTAATCACTGGAGATCAAGATGAAGATGAACGTCAGAAGGCTATTGACGATTTCCAGTCTGGAGCAATAAAATGGATTCTGTTCACAGCCCAAGCGGGGGGAGTTGGAATTACACTAACCGCTGCTCGTCGTCTGATAATGCTTCAAAGACCTTGGTCTTTAGTTGATTACAAGCAAGTATTAGATCGCGTACACAGAATCGGAAGTGAAATACATGACTCTATAGTAATTACCGACTATGTTACGGAAGGAACTATAGAAGAGAGAGTTATCCAAGTTTTAGAAACTAAAGCCGATAACTTTGAACAAATTGTTAAAGATAAAGATCAACTTCTAAAACTACTACAAGATGATAAGACAGGAAACCTATGAGTGGAGTCATAAGACTATCTAACTCGGAAATACAGACATTTAAAGATTGTCGTCGCAGATGGTGGCTAACTTACTACCGTGCATTGAAACCTAAGCATCAAGATATGACTGGACCACTTGCTATGGGAAGCAGAATCCACGCTGCTCTAGATGCTCATTACGCAAAGGGTGTTCCTCTACTAACTGCGCACTCTGAATTAATTGAACAAGATAAACAACTTTTACTACAAGATTTTAGAGATGTATCTAACCTTGAAACAGAAGGAGAGTTAGGTCGCATTATGCTCGAAGGTTATGAGCAATGGGTAGAAGAAAATGGTATTGATGCAGAACTTGAGATGATCTCAACTGAAGAAACAATTATTGCTCCACTGTTTAATGGTGAAGTAGAACTTCAAGGAAAACTTGATATGCGTGTTCGTCGCAAAGGCGATGGAGTAAGAATGTTTAGAGATTTTAAAACTGTAGGAGGCTCTCTATCTGAGTTTGCAAATATGGCTCACATGAATGAACAGGTTATGACATACATGCTTTTAGAGTCTACTAAAACAGATGAAAAGGAGAGAAGTGAAGGTGGAATATTTACACTTCTTAAAAAAGTTCGTAGAACTGCGGCTGCTAAACCTCCGTTCTATGATCAAGTAGAAATTCGCCATAACATATTTACTTTACGCTCCTTCTGGAATAGAATTCACGGAACGATTACAGATTTAATGAGAGTAAGACAGGCGTTAGATGCTGGTGAAAGTCATGCATTTAATGCTTATCCAAAACCAAGTCGTGACTGTAAATGGAAATGCCAATTTTTTACTATCTGCCCAATGTTTGACGACGGAAGCGCCGCTGAACAAGCACTTAGTGAAATGTATGAGGAGACTGATCCTTATGCATATTATGAAACAGAGAAAAAAGGAGGCGAGTGACGTATGAGTGAGATCCAACGCTCTCTTACGGTTATGGTGTACGGAGAAAGCAAGGTAGGTAAATCTACTTTTGCTGTAACTGCTCCATACCCACGACTCATGCTTGACGTCGAGGGTGGGCACCGATTCCTACCTATCGTTGTTAAGTATTGGGATCCTCTTCGTGAGGAACCACCAATCGCTGATGGAACTTGGGACACTGTTGTAGTTACAGTTCGTGACTATGACACTGTTATTAAGGTTTATCAGTGGTTACAACTTGGAAAGCATCACTTCAAGAGTTTGATTATTGATTCAATCTCTGAACTACAAGTTAAATGTATGGACAGCATCGCAGGTACAGAACAAATGAAGATGCAACAGTGGGGCGAACTTCTTCGTCACATGGGTGGGCTTCTTCGTGATCTTCGCGATCTAACTATGCATGCTACAAATCCTCTTGAAGCAGTTGTACTAACTGCTATGTCAAGAACAAGCCAGGATGGAAGACACCGTCCATATCTACAAGGTCAACTAGCAATTCAAGCACCATATTTTTACGACATTCTTGGTGCGTTGACAGTAGAGCAAATGGCAAATCCAGATCCACTGCAGCCTCCTTATAAAGTAAGGCGTATGTATGTGGAAAGAACAAACGATTATGAGGCTGGCGAGCGAGTACAAGGTCGTCTAGGTTCTATAGTCGAGCAAGACAAGTTATCAATTGAAGTAATGCTTAACACCATTTTTGGAACTAAGCAAACTACTCAAGATAAAACAACTAAAGAAAAGAAAGAGGTATAACAAATGAGTACTCTAAATTGGGGTGACCTCATCAAAGAAGCAGGCGAATCAGGTAACTATGATCCGCTTCCAGATGGTGATTACGATGTTCTAGTCCTAGAGGCTACACATAAAATGACACAGAGCGGCAAAACAATGTTCTCTGTAAAAGCACAGGTCGAGGGTGGCGCTCATAACAAGCGTCTTGTTTGGGATAACTTAGTTGTTTCTCCAGACAGTCCTGCCGCACTTGGTATCTTTTTCAAAAAGATGCATGCTCTTGGTGTTCCTCGTGATTACTTCTTACAGCAACCAGCGCCAACCAATGCTCAGATTGAGCAAATAATTACTGGTAAGCGTTTCCGTGCTCAAGTTGGATCACGTACATGGAATGGTGCTAAGAAGAACGAAATCAAGAACTACTATCCAAATGCTGCGCAAACTTCTGCAGCATCTGCTCCAGTTGCCGCTGCTCCAGCGCCAGCACCTGCTCCAGCGCCAGCGCCAGCACCTTCTGCTGCTCCTGCTGCTCCGTTCTAAATAAAAAATAGAGTTTACTAGATGTTGTTGTTGTTCAGGGGAATTACCAACAACATCTAGTAACCATCTTAGATATAAGAGGTTTATATGAAGGTATTAATTACAGGGTGCACAGCCTCTCACGCATCCAAAAATACAAACGAAAAAGTTCCTTCATTTGCTGGAAATATTAATAGTGCTTTAACTGAATTAGGTTTTGATGTTGCTTGGGAAGATCCTTCAGTAACTATGACTAAAGATTATTTATCTCAATATGACGCCATTTTGGTGGGTATCGCTAAGCCAACAGGTATTGCGTCCCACAGGGCATACGGCGCTTTATCTGTAATAAATCACGCTAGTGACCTAGGAACTCTTTCTCTTTTTATAGACACCATAGATCCTCACAAACTTTACTTTAGTCTAGGAGACATATACAGAAAACCAGAGTCTTTCTTTGGCAGTTTCTACTCTAAAAAGCGAGAGTACAAGTTAGCCTTAGAACCTAAAAACTATGAAAACGTAATAGAGGGCGCTAGAAAACTTTATGGTGGTGCTTGGCCTAAAACAATTATTCCGTCTTATCCTTGGTCTACTGAAGAGGTAGTCACTAAATACATACCTAATATAAATAAAACAAAATTATTCTTAGTTAACCCAGACGCCTATCTTTTAGAAATTAATAATCCGATACACAATTATGCTGATGGAAGTTATTGGTGCATAGATAATCCCAAGACTGATTGGTATCGTAAGGTATCTGTTTCTTTATCTAACCCACAACTTAACTACAGAGCAACTAAGTGGGAAGGCAATAAAGACATATTAACTAGAATATCTAGTTCAATGGGAGTTTTAGTTTCAGTCTACAAATCTGGAAATCCTTGGTGGTTTCCAACTTTATCTCAAGCGTTGTACATAGGAGTACCTGCAATTACTGATTGGAGGTTAACTACGTATATGGGTCCAGAATGGTCAATGCTTCCAAACGCTATAGAGGAGATGAGTCCTATTGAAAGAGTGGAAGTGTCTAAGAAACAGAAAGAGTCTTATATTCAAAATATACCCTCATGGGAGAGTGTAAAAGAAAATATAGGAAACATACTGCTACAAAAGTAATAAACAAACTAACTAGGAAAGGAACAAAAAATGGCTGATGTAGATATTGCCTGGGTAAAAGAGCAACTGACAAAAAACAAGACCAGAAGAATTGTTGGTGACTCTGTTTTAACTCTTCTCAAGTCTTGGGAAGATGTAAAGGAAAAGAATAAAGAACAGAAAGTTGACTACTCTAAAGATATTATTGCTATCTTTGCTAAGTTGTCATTGGGTCATGCTCTTGTAAAAGAAGAAAAGGGCGAGACTTGGATTCAAGTGACTCCTGGCTCAATTGTTTTGGCAGATTACGTGCGAATAAAGTCTGATGCTTTTGATAATAAGAGCGGTAAAGACTTTAATGGAAGGAGAGGTCGGGTTGTAGGAATTCGCTATGGAGATATTATTATTAAAAGCGATGATAATAAAGCTCCTCTTTTAGACGGAGTTCACTTAAGACCAGATCAATTAGAAAAACGCTTGTAACTTGAAAACAGTTACATATAAGTTTTCTGTAGTTGGGAATAATCATCAAGAGATTATTGACAATATCAAAGAAGAAATATCTTTGTACCTTGCCATAACCTCTGATGACCCACTAAAATATGTTAATTATGAGGTAACTATTGATGGCACCTCTGATAAAAATCTTCCCAAAAAATACAATGCTCAAGTGATAGCGAGGATAAAAGATGACATCAGGTAACGAAGAAACACCAACAACTAATGAACCTACTACCTTACGGGTTGAGGCGCTACGGGAAGCCGCCAGAATTATTTCTGGGGAGCGCAATAAACAGTACGGAAATCCTGAAGATAATTTTGAACGAACAGCAAAGATTTGGTCTGTAATTTTAGGTATTGAAATTACCAATGAAGATGTTGCAATGATGATGGTTGGTCTTAAAGTGGCTAGGTATGCTTCTAAGTCTGGATTTCAACCTGACACTTGGGTTGATATTGCTGGTTATGCTGCATGTGGTTATGAGGTCGGGAACTTGGAGAATAAACAAAAGTAATTTGTAAGTAAATAACCCGATAACCAAACTTTAAAAGGAGAGCCAAGTGTCTCGTGGACCATGGGAATTTGAAGAACCGTTATGCGCAGAAGTTGGTGTAGAGATATTTTATACTGATGATAAAGATGAAAAGAAAATTGATTCAATGAGTACATATGCTATGGCAAGCTCCATATGCAAACAATGTCCTCATAAAGCCGAGTGCGCTGACTGGGCTATTAGAAATGAACTGTTTGGTTTTTGGGGAGGACTAAGCCCTAAAGAAAGAACTAATATAAGAAAGCATAAAAGAATTCCTGTAAATATAGATTTAAAACAAATCTAGAATGGGAAATACAACTAGAATTGTCCTACTAGATACGCCTATAGAAAGGCTATGTATGGAAGACAGTTCAATGGTTAGCCCTATGGCTCTTTGCGAGTTGTGCTGGATGGAAGAGCATTCCAAGTGGGAGCCTCAGAGCGTAAACGAGGATGGCAACATCCTTGTAAAACTTGTTGGTGTAGATATGCCAACAATAATAAACACTGGCTCTGTAGATGTCTGCTGTATGTGTGGATCAGTAACTATTGCTGGAATATATGAGTTAAAGAAGCAAGAAGAAATATACTTTACCAATGATGAGTTTTCAAAGGATTTCGAGTTTAATTTTTACTCTACAGAAGACGAATAGGCTTTAAAAAATTAATGAAAAAAGACAAAAGACCTGGGGAAGAGCTTTGGTGTGAGTGGAGTGGCTCTGGCTACAGTAAAAATAACCCTCACTCAACCGTTTATTACACTTTAGATTATGTAGATATGGATAACGATCTTGTTTCTAGAGCATTAGCATCTGCTATTCAAAGAGATGGAGTTGCTGATTCTTTAGGAGATAGTTTTAAATTAATTGAAAATTGTCAAATAACTAGGGGCTGGTGTGGCATTCTAGAGGAAGAGTTTGAGTACGTTGTGTGTGACGAAAACTCTGAAACCGAGTATGGTGATATAGTCGAAAATATTGAATTAACTACATGGATAGAAATATAGTAAATATAGTGTTTTAGTCAGTATATTTATAGTGCTTTAGTTTAAAATAGAGCATATGTGGAAACCAGCAGAAAGCCTCAAATGGCAGGGTGAAGCCTTATGTGCCAAACCATCAAATAAAAAGTATTTAGACTGGTTTTTCTCCAAAGATTTTTCTGAAAAATATGATGCTAAAAATTTATGTTTTTCCTGTCCTGTAAGAAAAGATTGTTTACAGTGGGCTCTAGAGCACAGACAAATCTGGGGAATATGGGGAGGCAAAGATGAAATTGAAATTCGCAGGACTCTTTCAGTTTCATATCTTGGAGAAGAGACTCGACGCCGTAGATATCCCAACTGTCCATTTTGTACCGCAAGACCTGGCAAACTAGAAACATCTATAGAGAAACTATCAACAACTGGAAGATGGACTACAGCAAAAATTGTTACCTGTACCGAGTGCGGCTTTGCTTGGAGAAGTAGAACTAGCGCCAATGCAGTAGAGGCATATAAGGCTGAGAAAATTGATAAAGCAGCCAAGTTAGAGAAGAAAAAAGAGAAACTGAAGAAGAAAAACAAGCGTAAAAAAGCAGTTTCATAGCGTACTTGCTATTTGCTAGCCTACCTACTAGTATTGCCTCTCAAGAGACAAAATGACTAGGAGAAAACATGTTAAAGAATAAAGTACGTATATTAGGTTTAGCCGCAGCGCTAACACTTATTGCTAGCCCAGCCTTTGCTGGGTGGGTAGCAGATACAGATGCGCAAAGCACAGTATCTCGAATGAAGTCCGAAGATTTGCTTCAGGTAAGAGCAGATGGTTACTTTGCAATTACTTTAGATGCAATTACATCAACTCCGCAGATGTCTGGCCTTACAGATGCTCCATCTCCTAAAGCAAAGTATGCAGTTATTATTGATGGTGTTGTTGATCGAATTGTTACTTGGGATGGATACTCTCCAAACCGAGTTATCGATTCATATGGAATTATTGTAAAACTTCCCTCCAATGCTGGAGTTAAGTATGTTGATTCAAACGGTGTAACTCGCCTTAAGCCAATTACTCAAGGCTCGATAGTTTCAGTATATGTAGCACCTGACGTGAAAGTGACTCCTACATATGGGATCACTCAACTATCACCAGTCACACTTCCTACAGAGCCAACTGGTCCTGCTGTAGCACAAGCAAACTCACCTGTAGTTACAACTCAGGTACTTAATGCGGATAACTCAGTCTCAATGACTGTTGATGTTGCTGGTATTCAAGATCTACCATCTACATCAGTTGTTTCTGTTTACACAGTTACAGATGGTCGCTCAACTACTGCAGTTGGACTTGCGCAGGGGCAAAACACAGTAACTATTAATGATCTTCCACAAGATCAAAACGTCACAGTGAAAACAGTTATTCGTGATACTTTGACAAATACTGAAACTGTAATATCAAACCCTGTAGTTGCAACTGTTGCTTCAACTGCGCCAGCACCTACACCAGCCAGAAGTGATACCACAGATAGAGCAACTATTACTGCTCCATCTATCTCTTCTCGAGTTGTAGATGCTTCTGGATCTTTATCTGTGGCTATTGCAATGCCAGCAGTTCCAAACTTTGATGCGAGTAAATCTTGGGCAACTCTTATTGTCCGTGATAATAAATCTGGCTCAACTACTGCAATTGGAACAGATGGCACTGCTCAGACTCTAAATGTTGGATCCCTTGGAGCAGGTCGTGACTACACCGTTTCGGTTGTAGTTCGTGATCTTGCTACAGGACAAGAAACAGTGATAAAGGGTGAGGGTATATCTAAGTAATACAACATCTAAAGTAGGGATCACTTGTAGAGAGTGATCCCTATTTTTTATATATTCCGTGTTAAAATTAAGTTATGACTCGCTCAGTTATTTTAGTTCCATCTAGAACTCGACCTAAAAGGTTTGTTAGAGCAGTGGAATCTCTAAGATATCACTCAACTGTTTCAGACATAGTCGCTTGCTTAGATGAAGATGATCACGTTTTATATCCGAGGATGCAAGGTGTTAAGTATGAGATAGGACCTAAACCAGAGCAGCTGGGTGTTAATGAGAAACTAAATCGCATGGCAAATAAGTATATGAATGAGTATGACTACATTCTTTGGGCAGCCGATGATACGACTGTTATGACACCTAAGTGGGATGAAAACCTTATTAATGCAATAAAAGATGTGCCTATGGGCATCTCATACCCAGATGATTTAGCCCAAAGTGCTCGTCTGCCTAGCAATGGAACTTGTTTTGATTCAAATATTGTAAAAACACTTGGATACCTAGCCCCTCCTGAGTTATTACATTTATATATAGATAATTTCTGGAAACTACTGGGAGATGCTATGCAGACTCTTAGATACTGTCCTGAAGTTATCCTAGAACATCACCACTACGCTGTTCGTAAAGCACCTGTTGATGATTTATATGATTTAATAAATTCTCCTTGGATGTATGAGAGAGATAGAAATGCTTTGGCTAGATATAAAATGACAAATTTTCAGAGTGATATTACAAAACTAAAAGAGGCAATTAACAAATGAAAGTATTAGTAACTGGTGTAGCAGGGTTTATGGGCAGTCATCTAGCAGATGCTTTTCTTGCTAAAGGCTATGATGTTATAGGAATAGATAATTTACTAGGTGGGTATGAAGAAAATGTGCCCTCAGGTGTTGATTTTTATAATATAGATTTAGATAATTTAGAATTAATCCAACCTCTTTTCAAAGATGTAGATTTAGTAGTTCATACTGCATGTACTGCCTATGAAGGTCTCTCTGTATTCTCTCCATCCCTAGTTGTTAGAAATACCATGCAAATAACTACAAACATAATGAGTGCTTGCGTAAAGGCTAATGTTAAAAAAATTGTTTATCTATCTTCTATGGCAAGGTATGGCACTCAGGATGTAGTTCCTTTCGTTGAGTCAATGACCCCTAAGCCTCAGGATCCATATGGAATTGCAAAGTACGGGGCTGAACTTATGATTAAAAATATTGCAGATACTCACGGACTTAATTATGTAATACTCGTTCCTCACAACATTATTGGCCCTAGACAAAAATTTGATGATCCCTACAGAAACGTAGCCTCAATTATGATAAATAGGATGCTTCAAGGTAAGCAACCTATTATTTATGGAAATGGCGAGCAAAAAAGATGTTTCTCATTTATGCAAGATGTTACTGACCCGCTAATGATTGCTTGTGAGACTAATGTTGCTAATGGGCGAATTGTTAATATTGGCCCAGACGAAGAGTTTGTTACCATAAATGAACTAGCCCAGAAACTATCAATAATTCTTGATTTTAAGTTAGAGTCAATTTATATGCCAGGAAGACCTCAGGAAGTTTTTCACGCTAATTGCTCAGCCAATCTTGCAAGAGAACTCTTAAACTATAAAACTACTACCTCATTAGAGTCTGGATTAGTAGAACTAGTAAACTGGATTAAATCTAAAGGTGCTAGGGATTTTAATTACCACCTGCCTTTAGAATTTGTTACTGATAAAACTCCAAAAACTTGGACAGATAGGTTTATGTAAAACTAGTAATAGATTTATATTTTTCTGTTCTATTTTCTTTACTCTTTAAGTAATTAAACCACCACCTAGAAGCCCCGATATTCTCACTCAAGGTTAGAACTCCATATATAGTTCTGTTATCTAGGTACTGAGTAATTCCTTTATCTCTAGCCGAGTTAGAGAAAACCATATACTCCCATCGGTCTGACTGCTCTAAATAGGTAAGTTCAGACAAATACTCTCTTTTAATCAGATAAGTGCAGTGAACGCACATACATTCAATTAATCCTTTTACCTCTTGATTTAAAATTTTGTAGTAAATATCTTCTGCAATAATTGACCCGAAGTCATCTACTTTGTCGTGATAGTTTGAATAGTACCTACTCATATGACCTTCTCGCTTAGCAGCCTCTACAGGGGTATCAGCGTTCTCTCCAAGAGCAACCGCATACCTTAAAAATGGAGCAACTATAGGTAAGTCTAGTTTTACTAACTCTTTAAGAGTTTCTGGAAACAAAAAGTTGTCGGTATCTACTACAAAATAATATTCACAATCTGTGAGTAAAGCTTGATTCATACTTTCTTGACGAATCTTGCCTAGAACCCTAAACCTTTCTCCATTCCAGAAATGAACATCATACTTCTCTACCTTCTCTGGCACATCTTCGCTGTTGTAGATTAATCCTTTATATTTATCCCCGTACTCTTCTATCCACTCCTCTAAAAGTTCTTTTGTATTATCTGTGTTGTTATTAGTTCTGATGTAAATAAATATGTTTTCTTTAGGGTAATCCCAGTAATTTAGACTCTCTAAAAATAGTGGAAGAACGGCTTCTTTTTGTTTTACAAGAAGGGCTAAGAATACGTTTGGCTGTGTCATCAAATGCCTTGACGATAGAAAACTAGGTTGTTTTTTAATCTAGTTTCATTTGGGTTTCCCTTAAGAGCTTTTTCTCCATACTCTACTGCTTTTTCTTTATCTCCTAGATTGTGAGCGGACAAAGCTCTCATATCATCTAACATCCAGTTCCATAGCGCTTCAGATGATAAATAATGTTTAGTTGGTTCACATTTAGCAAGCAACTTACAAGTTTCCCAAACACCACCCCAGTCAGATTGTTCATAGTAACAACGTACTTTTTCATAGTAAGTCTCACCGCATGGATCAATTGATATTGCTTTATCTGCCCAAGTATGCGCCTCTTCAAGTCTTCCTAAATTTCTACATGCTTCGGACGCAAATCTACAAACTGCTGCACGCTCTACGTACCAATCTTTACTAAAATCAGTAACCTTTCGAGCACTACTTATTACTAACTCCCACATTTTGTAGTAGTAATACTCACGGCAAAGGTAAACCCAAATTCTATGATCTTCTCCAAACTCTTTACTTGCTGCCACAAGCATTGTCATATATTGACCACGAGACTTTGTATTATCTGGCTTGTGATACATCTTGGTTGGAATAGTGCAACTCATTAAGGGAGTATCAAGGGAAGGAACAAATACTTCATGAATAGGATACTTCCAATAAATACCATCTCTAGCGTGCAATCTAGCACCAAGCCAAGTGTGGCCAGTATCAAAATCACACCAGCCTTTGTTAGCACCAGGTGCCCAGTGTTCTTTTACTTTTTTAAAAAAGTCTTCATCTACCGTCTCATCTAAATCTAAACTTAAACATACATCTACATCTGCTGGTAATAGGCTCTGAGCAGTATTTCTTGCAACATCAAATCTCCAAGGCTTTACACTTATTTCATAGACAGTAACGCCATTACTTCTTAATATCTCTACCGTTTTATCTGTAGATCCTGTATCACATACCAATCTAAAATCTGCATCTTTAGTGGTATCTGCCCACCGCTGAGCGTGCTTCTCTTCATTTAGGGCAATAGCGTAGGCAGCAACTTTCATAATCCAACTATACCATTTCTAATATATCTATCCTTTAATGGTAAAAGTGTGTCTTATTCTTATTAAACCTTTGATCTGACCAGTAAAAGTACGGTTTAACTTTATGTTTATACGCAGGTTTTTTTGATTTTATATGACGCAAAACGCGAGGTAGTATTTTTCTGCCTACTCTCTTATATGAAGAGCAGGAAGATTTAGTCTGACGCACCTAAAGCAAAAGAGGCCGCAGTTACCAGTATTAGCACCACAGCCTCCTTATAATTACTTAATTAAATTACTAGTAAAGCCGTTTATGCTACCTCTATCCAACTAATTGTGTCTTCATCCCAACGATACATCTTGTCATCTGTTGGCATTGGTGTTGGGGCTTGCCAATTACATGTTGCCTCATCTAATACCCATGAAGCGTAAGGCTTTGGCGCAATAAACGCATCTCTTGAAGCGTCAAATGTGTAGCCAATTCCTGCATAATTCTTACGATATGGTGTTCCGCCGTTAGCGTGAACTCCACCTTGTGTGTTGTAGGAAGTCTTCTTCCAAGTTCCACCTAGACCTAGGTCATCGGCTAGATACTCTTGACCCCGATTTTCTTGAGCATCTGGAACAACAAGTACACGTACTACTGTATTGCTCTCATCTATCTCAGCAAAATGTGCCATATATTTTTCTCCTTATTCCTTGTAGTTATTATATTATCACTTGATAAACAGACTCAGGGATAGTTTCAAACTCTGTGTGACTTGTTTCTATATACTCGCCCTGACCGCAGATATTGCACTTAGTTATTATCTGGGCATCATCATTGTTGCGAGTTTCAATATAATAATGAGAGCAGCAAGTTGAACTATATTCGTATCTTATAGCCATAATTTCTCCTTAGTAGTAGAGTAAAACAACGCCATTACCGCCTGAACCACCAGTTCCTCCACTAACTCCAGCACCACCTCCACCACCGCCAGAACCGCCATTTCCGCCATTATTACCTGAAGCATCAGAACCAGCAGAAGTAAATCCTGCACCACCTCCGCCACCAGCACCTGTTCCAGTTGCTACTGCACCAGCGCCTCCGTTGTAAAAATCGCCTTGACCACCATTGCCCCCTGTGCCAACTCCTGATGTTCCGACAGAGCCACCACCACCAGTTATTAGTCCTGGTCCACTGCTGTAACCAGTACGAGTACCTGTCGCATTTATTTCACCGCTTGCTCCACCTGTTGAAACACCAAGCAAAGAGTTAGACCCTTGTGCACCTCCGCCACTTGCATAACCTGCAGAAAGTGCGCCAGCAGTAGGTGCGCCTGTGTAAGCAGTAGTAGATAAAGAAGTGTTAAAAACTGTAGTAGACCCACCTGCGGCACCACCTCTAATTACAGTAGTATTACTAAAAAAATTTGCGCCGCTTCCGCCTCCAGCCATGACCATTCCATAAATTGATGAATTGCCATTATTTGCAGTAGAAGTAGATGTTGAACCAGCGCCACCAGCACCAACAGTTGCAGTGCTTGCAATATGAGTCCAGCCAGCAGAATAGCCACCTGCACCGCCACCGCCAACGCCACCACCAACAATAGCCGTTCCAGTTCCACTTGATACACCTACAGTTGCATTTGTAACAGTAAATTGAGTTGCCGATGCAGTTGCAATTTGAATACCTGATAAATTTAATGAAGTTCCTGAAGCAGTACCTAATCCAGTTATTGCTACGGCTTGACCTACAACAAAAGAATTACTTGCTGTATAAGTAACAGTTGTTCCATTACCACTTGCTGCGGTTACGCTTGCAGTTGTTCCGATAGTGGGACTACTATAACCAGCACCACCACCACCAATAACAATTGCATAAACTCTTTTAATACCAGTCGGGATTGTTACTGATGAAGTTCCTGTTGCAGAAATAGTTTGTTGCAACTTAAGTCCGTATGGAGTATCAGTAAATGATGAATTGCTATAAATTGATGCGCTCATAATAGTTCCATTCTAATAGAAAAGGTAAAGTATTCCTGCGCCACTTGTGCCATTTGTTGCTCCCCCACCGGCACCGCCACCGCCAAGACCACCATTGCCCCCAACGTTTCCTACGGCACTTGTGCCATTGCCTGCTATACCCGCTCCGCCACCACCAGCACCGCTTGTGCTTGTACCAGTTGAACCAGTTCCACCAGTTGTGACTATGCCAGTCAAAATATTAATTCCATTACCACCATTACCACCTGTACGTGTACCTGTTGATTGAAGAGAGCGAGCACCTCCACCTCCTATTAAACCTGAACCACCGCTTCCCGCTATGCAAGTTCCAGTTGTTCCTGTATGTCCTCCGCCTCCACCACCTGAAATCCCATCTCCACCTGCGCCAGCATCTGTTACTGAAGTATTACTAACATTTCCACCACTTGCACCTGAGCCAGCATTTCCTTTTGCTGGAGCAGGAGATGGACCAACACCACCTGACATTCCCCAATAATTAGTTGAACCAGCCTGCTGTCCTCCGCCTCCTCCCCCTAATTGTCCAGCCTGACCACCAGGCCCACCGCCACCTGCAATTATATTTCCATAGCGAGTAAAACCGCCTACTACAGCGTTACTACTACCTGCGCCAACTACGCACCTAGAAGTTGCAATAGTCCAACCCCAAGCAACACCGCCAGCACCTCCACCATTTGCACCGTTTGATTGCGATCCACCGCCAGCTCCAACACATATAGCATAGACAAATGTAATTCCAGTAGGGATAGTTACTGATGTGGTTCCAGCGTTTATTGTTTGTCGTAAATGCAGTCCGTAAGGAAGAATAAAATGAGTATTTGCGAAAGGTGTGTAGTTATCACCTTGCATACCAGTTGAAACTGGATTGCCTACTTGTCCTCTGCGACTTGGATTAGCCACTAGGAAATCCTGTTGATATATCCTGAAATTGTAATAACTGAAGCGGTTGCGGCAAAGGCTGCAACTGTATTTGCTGCTGCGCCTGTTCCTGTTAATGGAAGTCCTGCAACGATTAGAACATCACCCGATTGTGGAGCAAGTGTAATTGGCTTTGCGTGTTGCACAGAGTCAGTGCCACCAAACTGAACTGTAAGTAATACTGGAGAGGTTGATGTGTTATTTGCGTATAACCAAACCTCGTCAATGATTGATGATGATGTGCCTGTTGAGTGGATAGTTGTACCAGTTGAGGCTGTTGCCACTACGGTAATTGGCTGCCCCTGTGTTGAGCCTGAAAGTAGTACTTTGTTAAATGTTGCCATTTATCTATCCTTATCCGAATACTTGCATTGAAATTACGGCTTGATCTGTATCGTAAATTGCTGTTCCTATCGAACGAACGACCTCCCAGACAGTGCCATTCCACTTCCAAACACGGTTGCCAACGGTATGGGTGTCGTTGACAGATGGAGAGTTTGGAAAATCTATTGCTGGCATTTTTTCCTCCTGGTTACCTAGGTATTATAGCAGGTGCTTATCTGCGTTGATAGTTTAAAATCGGTTTTTTAAGGCGCAATTTTAAAGGATTTATAACCCTAGAAAGGGATCTATCCATTATTACCGCGGTGCTCCTTAATTAAGAAAGTAAAAGTTTTGCTTGCTCTTCTGTAATACCCAACTGTGTTAGGAGTGCTGCTTTAGCAGTTTCTCTTGCTTCGGCTTCGGCTTGTCTTGTCGCTTCCGCTGCTTGGTCTGCCTCAAACGCTGCAAACTCTTGGTCATTCATTTCTCTGTCAATAACCTCATTAGTTTCAAGGTCATGTATTCTTACCATTGGTCTTGTCATATTAGTTTACTCCATATACGTAGGCTGTACCACCAGTGAAAGCAACATCTCCTAAAATACTTATTGAAGTTATTGCGGCTGAACAATCATATGTAAAAATAACATATTGTGTTTGTAATTGACCAGTTCCAGGATAAAAAGAAGTTGAACTAATATTACCAAAAACTGCATCTGTATTTGTATATCTGTAAATATTAATAACGCTTCTTATATCTTTTGTAGGATTACCACTGTTATTTACGGTGTGGTCCATTAAACTTACTTTAGTTTGATACCAAGCATTATTGGGGTTATATCTAGACAATGCTCCAAAAGAATAATTATTTCCAGAATCTCCATTTAATCTAATAAATGTATCCTGGTCTGAACTTGTTAAATAAGCATTTTCAATAAGTATTTGCAAATGTTTATATGATTGACTTATACTAGAAATAGTGGTTGTAGTTCCTGATAAAGCGGTAGTTGATAATAAAGTTAAACTACCAGCAGCAGGAGTAGCCCACTTTAATCCAGTAGTCTCAGCGCTGTCGGCAGTAAGGACTGTATTATTAGCACCAACTGCCAAAACACCAGAGTCATTAGTAGCATTACCTACAACTAGATCTCCCTTGGCTGCTGGTGCAACCGCATTAGAACTTGCTTTAGTTATTGGCATTAGTTACCTCCTAGTAAGATTCTTGCTTCTTCTTCTGTGATACCAAGACGGGTTAGTAGTGCTTGGCGTTGTGCTGCCTTGGCTTCGGCTTGCGCTCTTGCTGTTGCTGTGTTATCACCATCAATTTCCATTTGAGCAATTTCCTCAATAGTTGCATCTCTGACAATTTCCTCACCAGTTTCAGCATTGACAAACTTAACTTGTGGTGTATTTGTTTTAGCCATTATTTTACTCCGTAGATTCTAACTTGACCGCCTTGAAATGTTCTGGTTGCAGGTGTTCCTGTTACTATTTTAATTTCGGTTATTGCACTTGCAGTTCTAAAACTACCACCACCTTCTATAACAAAATTGTTTGTAACGATAGAACCTTGCATTGTAAAAGTTTTGCCATAAGTCGTATCTTTGTAATTGTAAATTATAAATAACCAATTATTTCTTGTAGGACTTGAAGTTGTTGAAAGACTCGCTGTTGTTGATAACTCTCCAGCACTTACACCAACTGTGCCTACACCTCCACCATTAAGACTGTTATATACCCAATCTGCTAAACCTGTTGTAGAATTTGGTTGAAGTCGAAAATCTTCTGCTGTATTTACATAAGGATTATCTACATAGATGTAAAGATCGTTGTAACTTTGTGAAATTGAACTTATAGTAACAGTTCCACCTGTTAGAGCGGTAGTGCTTAAAAGTGTTTGAGAACCGCTTGAAGGAGTTGCCCACTTCAAACCAGTGGCAGTTGAACTATCTGCAGTAAGAACTGTGTCATTAGCACCAATGGCTAATCTAGCAACAGTATCGGCAGCAGTTGCTGCAATCAGATCACCTTTAGCGTCTACAATAGTTGTAGCAATTTCACTATGACTGTGTGTACCAGTGCCTATCGGATACCAAACAGCATCTGTTGAGTCGTAAACATAACCTGGTCTAGGGGTGTTGCTGATCGTGGCCATTAGCTTCCTTCACCTATGCTAGATGTAAATATATCATTTAATTCATCGTATATCATTCCTGAGCCAGCATATGAACCTCTAAAATTTGCATTATATGAAGTCTGTAACCATTCAGTATCAGCGCCATATAATGATTTACAAAATGCAATACCAATTGCTTCTGATTCTGGGAATGATTTATTTTCTAGTACTTCATTGTTAACTACAATAACTTCTTTAACAATATTATTTTCTACTCTTGCAAAATGTGCCATTAGAAAGTTATGCTCCCGCTTCCAGTAAATTTGTATATATTAAAACCACCGCTAGTAGTTAGTGTAGGAGAACCCGTAGTGCTTGTAGCGGTAGATATAGTTTTAACAATTACTACACCACTACCACCTGCTGCACCACCGCGAGAATCTAAACACCCACCACCACCGCCACCTGTGTTGGCTGTGCCAGCAACAGCGTCTGCTGATGTTTGAGCACCTTTACCACCACCACCTGCACCACCTGAACCACCAGTAGTTCCATCTCCACCTCCGCCGCCACCGCCATAAGTAACAGATGTGCCAGTAATTGAAGATGCTGTTCCTGCGCCACCTGCGCCACCAGTGCCACCACCACCGCCAGTTCCTACTGCCGATGTTCCTCCGCCGCCACCGCCTTGACCAGCATCTGCAGCGCCATTAAAACCAAAGCCAGATATACCAAGACCTTCTACGGAACAGGCAACAATAGGACCAGGTGCGCCACCAGCACCACAACCACCTGATTTAGCAAGAATATTACGCACTCCTGCAGTTGTATTTGAAGGCGTGCTAGTTAAAGCACCACCACCACCGCCTGGAACAATAATTCCAAATGCTTTGCTAAGTTCACCAGATGTTCCAGCAGCGCCACCAGCGCCTACGGTTATTGTATAAGTTCCTTTAGGAATTTTGGTAGTTCCAGTAGTAAAACCACCTGCTCCACCACCACCGCCACCAGAACCAAATCCTGATGTTGGTGCGGTTCCACCTCCACCACCTGCTTGTATTAAATATTCAACACTAATATCACTTGAACCTGCAGATACGGGGCTAAATAATGGCACTATATCTCCTTAAGCGTACTTAATCGGACCAGCACCAAATACGGTGTATGTCGGAGTCGCTGCTGTTTTGATAATTGTATATGTGTATACATCAATTGAAGATGCATTACCAGATGCGGGCGCAGTTCCACCTGAATACTTAGGTGTTACTACAGAGCCATCAATATTAAATGCTGTCTGATAGTAAGCCGTGCTTCCATTTGTTACTAAAAAAGACACAGTAACTGAATCACCAACTGATAATTTAGAAGCAAGTGTTGTTGAACTTGAACCTCTAATATTTAATGTCCAGTTGGCTGAAGCGTTAGAGGTGTAATAAAGAACTCCTTGAGTGTCAGCATCAAAGTTAACAGTAGTTGCAGCAGCCGTAGCCGATACAGTTGTACGCTCCTCTGGAGAAATAAGAACTGGGGTTGCAATTTTTGTATCTACCTGAGCCTGAGTATAAACATCTGCTACAGCAAGTACTGCGCTAGCAAAGACTTCAATAATATCGCCTGTAAGGGTTGCATCAATTAAAGTGATAGATGTGCCAGTTGTTGCCGTGTAGTCATTACCACGAGATAATAAGGTACCGTTTCGATAAACCTGCTCATAACCTACTGTGTAGGATAAAGTTGTTGATCCATCATCAACTCCAGTTAAAGCAGTTGTTCCAACAGTAGGAGCCTTTGACCAGCGAACCATTTGTTGACCAACTACTGCCCCATCTGTGTCTACCCAGATAAGCCCGTCTACTGGATCTGCTGGTTCAGTAGTCTGTGCAAATGCCATTCCTGTTGCACCAGTAGGTCCAGTCTGACCAGTGGCACCAGTTGCTCCTGTATTTCCAGTAGGCCCATCATTAGCACTCGCTGCCTCTACCCAATAGCCATCATAATAAACATATAAATTTCCACTTGCTGAGTCATACCATGCATCCCCTACTTCAGGAGAAGCTGGTGGAGTTGTTGCAGCTACGCTAAATTGACCGTCATCTCCAGTTGTACCTGTGGCACCTTTACCAGATAATAAATCCCACCTTGCAGATGAACCAGGAATGTGCGAAATAGCATCCCCGCTTGCAATAAATGTATTACAAAAATATGTACTGCCGTTGTATTGAACTACATCACGGACATTATATTCAACAAAATCAAAGGCTGCTCGCCAATTTATACCAGTTACACCCGTTACACCCGTTACACCCGTTGCACCAGTTACACCCGTAGGACCAGTCTGACCAGTAGCACCCGTTGGGGCAAAGTTGCGAACAACTTTCCATGCGGTACCGCTCCAGCGCCAAGTAGTATTACCAGAGGTAAATGTACTATCTACGCTAGGACTATTAGGAAAATCTATAGGCATATTACTCTCTTACTTCAGCAAAAGGATAGGACTACTATACTATAAATTTGAACTTTCTATATAAAAGAAACTGCCCACCTTTTATAAAAAGATGGGCAATTTCTACCTAATATTTAGGTTATGCGGAAAGATCTCCGATAAGTACCCATGTATCAGTAGCACGCTTGATCAGCGTAGCAGATGAATATTGAGCACGAAGTTTTAGACCAGGAGTTCCATTGATTGTAACTCCAGCTCCTCCGACGGTTACCTGACCTGCGCCAGTCTGTAGAAGGTTGATCTGATCTCCGACACCAAACCCAGCAGTTGCTGCGTTTGTTGGAACTGTCAACGCAATTGGTGAGGCGTTGCTAAGCTCAACGAGCTTATTAACATCTGCAACAACAATTGTGTATGTAGTACCAGTCTGTGCGTTCTGAACTAGTGTTAGAACCGCATTTGAACCTGTTGGACCAGTTGGACCTGTTTGACCAGTTGCACCAGTTGCACCATTAGCACCTGCGTCACCTGTACGTGCAAACGTAATCGTAACGGACTCTGCCGCTGAGAACGACGTTGAGCCTGATACGTATCCAACAGCCACCTTGAAATAATCTCCACTTGTGATGCTGTTATTTACAATTGTAAACAACGCATAATCGTTGGAGTTAGAGATGTTTGTTAGCTTTAAGTGACCCTTAATTGGGCTTGTTGAATCATCAATAGTTGTTAGGAATGACGAGATATCTGATGCATCTGCGTCTGTCTTATTGATGTACATGTATGATGCTAGTGATACGTTCGCATTACTGAACTTGACATCACCTACGCCTGGATCTGAGTCTGCGGTATTTGTATCGAACGCATACTTAAATGTTGCGCCACCGAAGTTACCCTGTGCACCTGTGTTACCAACTGCACCTGTAGGACCAGTAATACCTGTAGGACCTACGTTTCCACCAACTGCTTCAACCCAGAAACCATCGTAGTAAATGAATACGATACCGTTTGTAGGATCAAACCATGCATCTCCAGTTTCAGGAGCTGGGCTTGTTGGAGGTGTTGCATCAGTTGTTGCAAATTGTCCGTCAGCACCAGTATCACCAGTAGCACCAGTTACACCAGTAAGACCTGTAGCACCAGTTTGACCAACTGCACCTGTAATACCTGTTGCACCAGTTTGACCTGTTACACCTGTATTACCTTGCGCACCAGTCTCACCGACTGCACCAGTAGCACCTGTAATACCTGTTGCACCAGTTTGACCTGTTACACCTGTTAGTCCAGTTGCACCAGTATTTCCAACTGCTCCAGTCTCACCGACTGCACCAGTCTCACCGACTGCACCAGTTACACCAGTTGCTCCAGTATTACCTACAGCACCTGTTGGACCAGTATTACCTTGAGCACCAGCATCACCTGTTCTTGCAAAAGTGATAATTACATCTTCACTATTTGAGAATGATGTTGATGAGCCAGATACATAAGCAACATCTACTTCAAAGTAGCCTGATTGCTCTATAAGTCCGCTGATTGTAAGTAAAGCAAAATCTGTAGAATCTGCTTTATTTGATATACGTAAGTGACCCTTGATTGTGCTTGTTGAGTCATCAATTGTACGTAGCATTGATTGAATGTCTACTGCATTTGCATCTTCATCATCAATAGACATCTTTGATGCAGATGTTAAGTTAACGTTGTTGAATTTTACATTTCCAGAACCTGGGTCGGAAACAGTGGTGTTAGTACTAAAGTTGTATTCAACAGTAATACCACCGAAGTTACCTTGTGCACCAGTTGCACCAGTAGCACCAGTCTCACCGACTGCGCCAGTTACACCAGTTGCACCTGTATTACCTACAGCACCTGTGTTACCAACTGCACCAGTAGCACCTGTGATACCAGTTGCACCAGTATTACCTACAGCACCTGTTTCACCAGTTGCTCCAGTATTACCTACTGCACCAGTATTTCCAACTGCTCCAGTTTGACCAGTTACACCAGTATTACCTTGTGCACCAGTATTACCTACAGCACCTGTTTCACCAGTTGCGCCAGTATTACCTACAGCACCTGTATTACCAACTGCACCTGTGTTACCTACTGCTCCTGTAGCGCCGGTCTGTCCTTGAGCACCAGTCTGACCTGTCGCACCTGTTGCACCTGTTGGTGCAAAGTCACGAACTACTAGCCATACTGTGCCATTCCAACGCCAAGTTGTTGTTCCAGATGAGAACGTCTGATTTAACGACGGACTGTCTGGGAAGTTAATTGGCATAGATTTATCTCATTTCACTCGAGTGGGATGATTCCCAGGATTAATTTTACACTAGATAAAAAAGGTGATTAAAATATTTAAAACTAAACTTTAAATATTTTTTAAAATATTTTATTCTGTTTCTAGTAGCACTACGCCACTGCTGATTTTAAATATCTAACTATTGCTATCCCTGAACCACCGTTACCTGGTTGAAATCCACTTCCACTATACCCTGTTCCTCCGCCACCACCTCCAGTGTTTACAAGTCCCGCTTGTCCACCACCATCAACAACATATGGATCTCCACCATTACCACCAGCACCTCCTCCTCCTGCGCCACCTGCACCGCCAGATACTGAAGACCCAGTTCCAAAAGATCCACCACCTCCGCCGCCTGCTAATTTTCCATTAGAACCAGTTCCAGTTGCTGTTAACCAAGAAGTAAAATTAATTGAATTATATGTAGATGCTCCAACACCGCCTGCGCCACCAGTTGATCCAGAATTAGTATTTCCTACTGCACCAGCTCCTCCTCCACCCGCACCGCCGCCAGTTGCTCCACCTCCATAATTTCCTCCTGCACAACCTTCTACTGGAGAATAATTTCCAGTATTACCTGCAGCACCAGTAGAAGATGAACGTTGACCGCCACCACCAGATCCACCTGATAGTGGTGCTGAAAAAGCACTACCTGCTCCACCACCTGTTGTATTAAAAGTTGAATTAAAACTAGATGGATTTCCTGGAGTATCAATTCCACCAGTTCCACCTGCGCCAATTGTGATTGTATACGAACCAGAAGTTAAAATTTGATTTGCTACCGCTCTTAACCCACCAGCACCACCGCCGCCTTGACCGCCGCCAATACCTCCACCAGCGACAATTAGATAATCTGCTGTAAGAGAGCTACCAGTTATTACTAAATTATCACTACTTGTAAATGTTCGATAATAATATGTTGAATCAGAAGATAAAGTTCCCCCACTTACAAATGTTCTTTTTGATATTTCAGAGGAAAATATTCCTACCAAATGACGCAATCAAACCACATCTCCAGCCACATACCACAGATTATTGGCTACTTTAGTTATCACAGCTGAACTATATTGAGCTCTTAATTTTGGAGCAGCAGCAGATGCGGCTGTTGATTGTATTATTGTTGTTCCAGAGTTTGAAGCTTGAATAGTTGTTATTCCAGTTCCCATTTGCCAAACTGTTATGGATGATCCTATTTCAAAATCTGTTGGACTAGTAGATACTGGAATGCTAAATGTATTATCAGATGCAACATTCATTCTCACTATTGCTGATGAATCTGAATATACTGCAGTATAAGATGCTGTTTGAGTGTTAATTGCATATACTGAAGATGCACCCGTTGCTCCCGTATTTCCAGTTACACCAGTATTTCCAGTAATACTTGCACCTGTTACACCCGTCGCACCTGTTGCACCAGTTTGCCCAGTAACACCAGTAGATCCTGTTGGACCTAAATTAGACACTGTTATAGAACCAGCCATTGATGAGTGGAACTGACATACATAATAAAGTTGAGGGGCATTAAAAGGAACTTCAAAAATAATAGTTCCAACAGCTGCGCCATTGTTTGTTACGCCAGTGTTGTAAATATTTCCTGAACTATAGGCTCCTGAAACTGTTTGAATCCAAAACGGATGACCAGAGGCATTAACATTAATAACATAACGATGACCACGAATAAAAGAAAGAGTTGGATTATTAGATCCATTTATTGTGTAAGCAGAAGCCCCAGAGTTAGTGACAGTTAAAGTTATTCCACCTGAAACTCCTGTTTCACCAGTAGCACCAGTTGCACCCGTTACACCTGTTAATCCAGTTGCTCCTGTATTACCAACTGCTCCAGTTTGTCCCGTTGCTCCAGTGTTTCCTATAGCACCAGTTACACCAGTATTACCAACCGCACCCGTTACTCCAGTTAGTCCAGTTGCTCCTGTATTACCAACTGCTCCAGTCGCACCATTTGCTCCAGTGTTTCCTGTAGCACCAGTTACACCAGTATTACCAACCGCACCCGTTACACTAGCACCAGTATTTCCTGTAGCACCTTGAGGACCAACAATTTGTCCTACGCTATTCCACGCTGAACCATTCCAAACATACAAATCACCATCTGCATCAACTATGTAAGCATCATTTATATCATTTGCTCCAGTTGGTAGAGACCCAGTAGCAGCAACACTTCCTTTAAATTCAATTGATGTTCCTTGTGCACCTGTGTTACCAACTGCACCCGTAGATCCTGTGTTTCCAGTTGCTCCTGTATTACCAGTAATACTTGCACCAGTTGCACCAGTCTGACCAGTAGCACCAGTCGCACCAGTTACTCCCGTAGGTCCTGCAACAGTTGAGTCAGCACCAGTTGCTCCCGTATTACCAGTTGCACCAGTATTACCGTTTGCGCCCGTATTACCGTTTGCACCAGTTGAACCTGTTCCACCAGTTGCTCCAGTTGCTCCCGTTGCGCCAGTTGCACCAGTAGCACCTTCGTCCCCAATAGCATTACTAGATGCTTGTAACCAAAAATTATCATAATAAACAAACATCATTCCATTTGCTGGATCAAACCAAACATCACCTGTAACTGCTCCTGTTGGTGCTGTATCTTCTGCTGTAGAAAATACTCCACTCTCTCCAGTTGCTCCAGTATTTCCATTTGCTCCAGTGTTTCCAGTTGCGCCAGTAGCACCCGTTAAACCAGTTATACCTGTTGCACCTGTTTGACCATTTGCACCAGTAACTCCAGTATTTCCAGTTATACCTGTTAACCCAGTTGCACCCGTTGCACCCGTTTGTCCTGTAGCACCAGTTTGTCCAGTAACACTTGCACCAGTTGCACCCGTATTACCAACAGCACCAGTTTCACCAGTTACACCAGTATTACCAGTTACACCAGTTAATCCTGTAGCACCAGTCTGACCAGTTGCACCAGTGTTACCAGTTAAACCAGTAGCACCAGTCTGTCCTGTTACACCGGTAGCACCAGTTGCTCCACCTGCTGTAGGACTAAGAAGTTCAAGCCAATTATCTTTTTGAACCATTGCTCCCGCTGGGGAAACAGCAGTTGAGGAAACAGTTGATGCTGTTTTTGCATAACTAAAAGTAGTTGCAGTTGTAGTAGCAGTTACTGTATAGGTTCCATTAAATGTGGCATCTACACCACTAATAACTACCGTATCTCCAACTGTTAAATTATGATTTGCTGAAGATGTTAAAGTTGCAACGTTTCCTGATAATACTTTATTTGTTATTGAGAATGGGTCGTAAGCAAATACAAATGTCTTATTTATATCTGAACGAATTGCAAGATCGCCACGCTCAACTGATAACTCAAGCATTGCCGTCTCGCTGACAACTGGGTATGAATCAGATATTGATAACCCAGGCAGTTGAGAAATTTTAATTTTTGCATTAGAATCTAATTCAGCAACACCACTCGCTGCACCTTTTTGAGTAAGAGGGACGTAGTCCCCGAGGGAACCAGTTGCTCCCGATATAGAATCTAATTGTTCTCTATATGTTTCAGCAATAATTCCAGCTGTTAAAAGTTCTTCTATATTTTGTTGAGTAAAAGAAGGTTGTTCTGGAAGTGTTAAATTATCAGTTACAGCTAGAATTACTCCATCAGTAGCCCCTGGCTCTATAGCAGTTCCTGCTGCATCCCAAGTAACGCGTATCTCTATAGGATTTGAAGAGACATCATTTATTGTAGTAATTTCATAACGAACTGCGCCTGCATTATTATCATAAACATATACACGTTGTCCTAAAGCAACATCTAAAGGCCCATATAAACCTGATTGATCTACAAAATTACCTACTAAATCATAAACTCCACTAGATACCTCGGTTACAGAGGATATTGAAAATCTACCTGATAAAGGTTTCATTTTTTAACCGCTCCTTTTACGCAAAACTAAATCTAATAAGTCTATTAGCTGCTGGCATACCTAAAGAAATTTGATCATATGTTGAAGAACTTATTAAGTTATACAAACTTGAGTTAGGAGTTACTTGAGCATATGTATCATCACGCCATGCAAAGATTTGTGGAGGGTATCTATCCGCTGCACTTGAATTCATTCCTACCGCTGCATAATTAAAAATAAGTGGAGAGGTTACGCTAGAAGGAAGTCTCATAGATCCTCCTAAAAGGGTAACTGTGTTTGTTCCAGAAGGAGCGTATAAAGTCACTGTTGATGAAACTCTAGCCATATTAAATCCTCTTGAATAACTTCCAGAAGATCCGTTGCTACTACCTGTATTACCTACAGTGACAGTAAATGTATTAGAGTCTGAAACTGTTACTGTTAAAGATTGCGCACCAGCAACGTTTGTATTTCTAATAATAACTCTATCTCCAGTTGTTAACCCATGGGAAGTAGATGTAACTGTTAATGTTGTAGTAGAGCGACTCCATGTAAGCGCTGATTTTTGATCAACATCATATGAGTGTAAATAAAATTCTTCACCAGAGGTACTTTGTACTTGGTATTTTTCAATATAAACAGATGACCCAGCGCCTGCTGGACCTGTAGGTCCTGTAGCACCAGTTACACCAGCACCAGTTACTCCCGTTACACCTGTATTACCAGTTACACTCGCACCAGTTGCACCAACTGCACCCGTTACACCTGTATTACCTTGCGCACCCGTAGGTCCTGCAACAGTTGAGTCAGCACCAGTTGCTCCTGTATTACCAGTAATACTTGCACCAGTTACACCAGTTACACCTGTGTTACCAACTGCACCCGTAGATCCTGTGTTTCCAGTTGCTCCTGTATTACCAGTAATACTTGCACCAGTTACACCAACTGCACCAGTAGGTCCTGCAACAGTTGAGTCAGCACCAGTTGCTCCTGTATTACCAGTAATACTTGCACCAGTTGCACCCGTTACACCTGTTAATCCAGTTGCTCCTGTATTACCAACTGCTCCAGTTTGTCCCGTTGCTCCAGTGTTT